TAATCAAGGCGCTCTTGTGCTATATCTACAGCCTTTTTAAGACGAGTTTCTACCTTTTTTTTTCCTATAGCTGGAGTTGCCATAAATATATCTTCCTCCATCCCCCTATAAGATTTTAAGAATTTAAACAGCAAATGACGCCTGATAGTTAGGTGCCTTTAAACGATAGAATAATTCGTTATTCCAGAAACCAATTTTCGATTTAAGTGACGCTATTGATTCACCAAATAAATTTAGTGCAAGTGAATTTACACCGCATTTTGTGACTACGTCTGAAATCTCACTTAATGAAGGGTTCTTATCCTGTGATGGTAATACAAATACAAATCGCCGTTTCCCATTTAAAGCAAAGGTATCCTTTTCACTTTCTGAAAGTGAAGTTAAGCGTATAAGTGATACAACAACTGAGTTAGGAATTACTCCACCCATGGGGAGTGCACTTACACCTAAAACATCCGATGAGTTTTCTAAGTAAACTCTTACATTTACAAGATAGTCAAGGTCATATTTTTGGTCAATATTTGTCATTCCAAGTTTCTCTACATTTCTAAAGATTGATGTATCAGCATTTGAGAAAAACACAACCTTCCCTTCCATGAAATTTGTGGTCATGTTAATAATTTGTGTTTCATTATTTTGACGCTGGTAATTTCCATTTTTCAGCATAAATTCCTGAAGTGGCTCTAAATCTTCTGCTACCTTACTTAAGAATTTAACATATTTTTCTGGCTCACGAAGTAAATTTGGAGCTTTAACAAAATGCAGATATACAATTAAAGGATATGAACCTGATGCCAATGATGGGTTGAAAGCATATGCTGCTAAACTTTTCGCTACTTCAGCAATATTTCCTCCGTTTGAACTAATAAGATGTCCCGCCTTATTTCTATAAAGAAGGGTGGGTACACCTACAGTATCGAATTTTTTCGAATCCTTCTGTGAATCTAAATAATCAATCTGTAATGTAAATATGCGAATACCTGTATTTAGTGCCGACTGTATTCCAAGAGTGGTATCAAATGTTCCCCCATTTTCATTTGGACCAACATAGGCGGTTTGCTTTACAGAAACTGCTTGCACATTTACTAAAGACGTAGTAGGTTTTGGATTTGAAAACGATTCTTTAAGAATATTTACTTTTTTATCAATCTGCGCTGAAATATCAATACCAGATGTTGTTAGTATAGGCTTTACAAATAACTTATATACAAAAAATGAAAGTATAAAGCCAGCTGTAAAACAAAAAAGAATAATATCGAGTTTACTTGAAAGTGCCCCCGTAAAACCCCTTAAATAAATCATAACTATTTTGTATATAAATGTATATATAATTCCTGAAATTAATGCTATTATAATGCCAATGGAGATTACAATAACAAATGCCCATCCTGTACTTGTTATTTTAGGTAGTCCAAAATATTTGCGTATAAAAATAACAAAGTTAGCAACATCGCCAGGAAGAGCCGATAAGTTTAATCTTTCAATATCATCTGAACTAACAGATGGCAAACTTAGAAGATCGTCAAAGAACCCCATCCCCTTTTCTAGTATTACAGTAGATACTTATTTATAAAAGCTGACCGTGTATGAATTTCTAAGTTAGGCATTAGACGAGCCTTTTTAACCTTTTCTGAATCAGATGTAGAATTATCAGATACAACAAGAATAGTTGTTGATGACGTAACTGTGGGACTAATGGTATACCCTTTAGCTTTTACCTGTGTTTCAAGGTCCTTATCACGAAATCCGGTAAAACATATTGTGCCCTTATTTATACTAATTTCAGGAATTCCTTTGATAGCTGGATAAGGAATCCAACTTAGCTCAGTATTACGCCAACTTTCATAGCGTGGAAAGGCTTCCTTAAAGGCACTAAATGTATCTTGTGTCCAGGATACTGGAAATCCATCGATACTTAGCCAATTTCGAGGATCGGGGCACTGTTTAAACAGAGCGGTGAGCTTTGACTCACCAATCCCACGTGGAAGTTGATTAGAAGCAAGCAAGATTTGCATTTCATTTACACTAGATGGAATGTTTTGAAGAGTTGCATACAAAGTCCTGCCTGTCTTTGGTCCTAGAGTCTTAGTCAGAGTTTGCTCACTAGCAAGCCACAAAGCATTAGGACCATTAATTCCAGCCTTTACAAGTGCTTCTGCAGTTGCTGGACCGAAGCCAGGAAATTCCAATGTTTTTGCAAAGTGATAGAGTTGAGAAGACCGCTGTGTATCATTTATTGTCTTTAATTGTATGTGGGTAGCTGTGGGGGGTACACCGACCCACGTCCATGACTCAGATGATGGAAAGGAAGGCTCTAATGCCGGAGCAAGAACAGCATCAAGTGTAGGAATTACGTCACCGCTTCTACGAATTTTGATAATAGCATCTGGGCCAAGGCGCTTTTCTAGAATTGTTTTGGCATTGTGTCCAGTACAGAATTCAATCTTTGCTCCATTAATCACTACAGGGTCAAAGCGGAGTTTTGGAATCAAATACCCTGTTGCCGACGGGGCCCACAGAACTTCTCGTAGGGTAGTTGTAGCAGATTGGTCAGAAATGGGCATCTTAAAGGCTACACAGTCCTTTGGATTCTGTACAGATACGTTGCTCTGGTCAGGATAGACTGGAATTTTGTTAATGCCAATAACAATACCGTCGGTTTCATACTTAGAATTTGAGCGCCTTAGAAGAAACTGCTCACTACAAGTAGCTTCTGTTGGTTTAGTAGTTACTGACCACCACGGTGTCATAAATGAATGGTCGGCAAGCCATGTAAACTGTTCACTACGCGTAAGGCCACTGGGAGCATGAACTTCATAGGCTAGAAACTGAATCTTTGAAAGAAGCTCATGCGAAGGAGATTTATGATGTAGAAGCCCGTTTACAATGTTTCGTCCATTTACAAGGTCAACACTACGCTCCATGATTAGCTCACCACGAATAATCCAGTTATTTTGAGAGGGCACAAGACCACTAATGTGCTCAACAATTGAAGCAGGAATACTATAGCCATCTCGCCCATCACCGCGAAGGTATAGTTGGCGCTTGGAAGGAATCCATAGGGCACTAAGACCATCAAGTTTCTCTGACATTACGTATTCGTTGCTAAGATTCAGAAAGCGCTCAAGGCGTGCCTCAGCCGGCTTAATCTTGTCTAATGATGGCATGATTACAGGCAATGGATGTGATGCTCCAGTAACAGGTGTCCCTACTGATGAAAGAAAGGGGTGCTTCGGGTCGCGCGCCTTTAGTGTATCTAGAAGACTATCATACGTGTCATCATCCATAATGGGCGTCCCACCATTATAGTATGCCTTTGAGGCATCAGTAAGAAGAGATACAAGGCTTTGAACTGTATTTGTAGAGGACATTTTGCTAGTAAATGTATACTAAATACTAGGTTTCAATTTTTTAGAACGTGTTTCACTAACGGCAAGTGCCAAAGTTAAGTACCCCCCCCATGGGGGGTACTTTGCTGTAGCATACTTGCCATCATAGGGTTGTAGGCAATATTAAGTACCCCCTTTTAGGGGGTACTTAACTTTAGCACAACACGGTATGTGTAAAGGTCTAAAGACAGCCATCTATAGTTATACAAGAGGGTTGCGGGCTTGAAGCACCCTCAGCATTTTCTTTTTTATTTCTTCTAAAAGCCTAAAGCCTAAAGGCATAAAACACACTATACTAGGGTCTTATAGTATAGTGGTAAGTACATGGGACTTTGAATCCCGTAGCCCGAGTTCGATTCTCGGTAAGACCTTCCAGCGCGAATAGTTCAGTGGTAGAATGCAACTCTTCCAAGGTTGTAACGCGGGTTCGATTCCCGCTTCGCGCATCTTTTCAAAAACTCTAAAAAATCCCTAAAAATATATAAGCCGTTTTAGCTCAGTTGGATAGAGCGCCCGCCTTCTAAGCGGGAGGTCGTGGGTTCGAGTCCCACACGCGGTAATCCGCCTCTTTAGCTCAGTTGGTAGAGCAACTCCTTTGTAAGGTGTAGGTCCTGGGTTCGATTCCCAGAGGAGGCACTCTTTTAGTATAGTTTTACTGTTCTAAAAGAGAGTCTATAACATCTAGTACTAAAGTTAAGAACTCCCCATGGATAAGGCCATTAGGTGGCCTTATGTCATTGGAGTTATTTAGCTTTTCGTTCTAGCTATTAGAGTTAGGTACTTAAATTAAGTACCTAACGGTAGACTAGAATAGAGTATGTCCGGAGAAATAGGCTTTATCTTTGAAGGTCTAATAGAGCGCACACTAAGGCACTTGATTTCTCCACTAGAAGCAAAAGGATTTAAGGTATCTTTGCTAGGCGAGCAGGACATTCGTGATATTTTCAACGAGCAATCATTGAATGGCGTTGACCACCTATTAGAAATAACGGATACTTCTGGTTGTATAACCCATTTTCTTCTTCAGGAAAAATGGAAAATTATAACAAATCAGCGGGAAGTATCGCAATTTCTTGATTGTTGTTCGCGAATACTATCACGAATTCCGGAAGAAAAGCGCGGGACTGTTTACAGTCTCTGGGTAACGCGTTCACAGCCGTCCCTAAATGGGGAGAAGTCATTAGAAGAAGGTGGAGCATATGTAGTACAGTGTATGACATCCCAGGCACTTTTAGCCCAAATTACAGGACAGTTTATATGTGAGTTGCTTGGTCTACGAGAAATTGCGGGAAATATGATTGCACAGATGCCATCACTACTTCCTCAAAAAACACCTGATGTACCAGAAGTGCTTGATTCTTCAAAAACAGCCCCACTTCCTAAGTTGGGCTATAAGACTCAGGTCAATGTTCAGAAGACCCTATAACTTGTTTTTCATATATGCTTCCATAGCAAGATCGTATGCTTCCATTTTACTGAGATTTTCTCCCTTTTTCACCTTCGGTTTTACTGGGGCAGCAGTGCGTGTTTTAAATGCTTTAATTAGTGCAGTTACCTGCTTCGGAGGCTGATAGGATAAAACTTCAGTGAAGAATTTTGGCACCTGTTTGACAGCATTTGATAAGTAAACAGGGTCTTTGATAAGAGGTGGAGCGGCCGGTATTTTCCAGCGTGGAACTTCAATAAGAATAAGGGTAAGAATCACTAAAATCTGTCGCTTTGCTGATGCTCCAAGGCCTTTTGGAGATTCGCCCCATAATTTAATAAGAGTCTGGAATTCTTCATTCATGCGTATAAGTTGTTTAGCTACAAGCTCTTTGTATATTTCACTGTAAAGTTGTATTACAAAGAAAGAAACATCTGTGCGCTGACGAAGATTTAACGTCGGTGGTCCACGTTCAATTCGTGTTAATCCAGTCTTATTTACCTTTCGGGAAATTGCGTCTTCTTCTAAAAGCCATTTTACCCAGAAAAGAGCCTTTTCTGTTGAGCCTTCGCTTATTGCCTTGCTAATATGTGTGCCGGCAGTACGAAGAAGAGTAAAGTCCCCCTGTGGATTCCAGACACGTCTAAGGGCCGCCGATTCAGTAACAGGGTCTATAGTTGCCCCGCGAATCCAGCCGGCCTCATGTGTTTCTATACCGACTTTTGGCCAAGGGGTCAGCGTTCGCGTCGGAGCGTCGCGAAGAACAAGAATAAGCTCTCCAATACGGAGTTGGAGTAATTCAGATGTGTATGCAGTTTCATCGGGAAGAGTCTTCATATGCCCATCTATTTCCCGTGTTCGATGGTCTAAATAGACAAATACACGTGGAGATGCTAGGCCTATGTGAATAAGGGCGTATTCCCATAGTATGCGAAAAAGGTTGTCAATGGCACCGCTACAGAATAGGTCAGCTGTAAAGTGTAGCGAGCGACCTGTGGCGTGGACACCGGCTTGTGGGAGAATTTTTTCCAGGGATTGGATAACTTCATTAGGAGGATATCCACACCGTGTGCGAGGTAATTCTTCCTGGGGTACTAGGAAGCTATTCATTTAATAATGGAATACAAATGATATTTTATTTGCGAGCGCTCTTAGCCTTACGTTGTGTTTTGCGCTTTTTAGGAGTTTTGGGTTTACTCACCCTTGAGCGTTTGGCTAAGGGTACTACATTGACGCTTCTTCCGCCGCCGCCCATAAGAGTTAAATTGTAATTATAAACAGGAGCAGGGAGAGCATCATACGCTTGACGATTTGGTATTCTATTATTAATTTCACTTACTGGTCCATCATAATATTTGCTACCACCAGTTGAATCTGTCATCTTAGTATAGGGAGCATCAAATGTATAGTAGATATTTAAACTACCAAAAGTGAGTTTACCTAGAAGTGGCACCTCTCTATTTCCCATTAATGCTCCTCCTAAACTTCCGTTTGGTGGTGGTACTGGACTTGGTAGAAATATTGGTGTTGCTCCTGGTAATAAACTCATTGATGGAGCTGGTGTTAAGTTTGCTATAGTATAACGGTGTACATACGAAAGTACAGTTGTGCAGAACAATATTCCACGCTTTTTATCAATTGTAATACCTTTAATTCCAACCGCTATAAAATTGGGCTCTGCAGCTCCCGTAACAGCAGTCTTAGTTCCATTTTGATAAAAGTATAGTCTTCCATTATCAGTTCCAAAGTTGTCTAGAAAAAATAATGCTCCTATATCATCATAAGATACTATATGATGTACTTTATTAACACCACCTATAAGTTCAGTGGGTGCATTACCAATAGATGGATATAGTATTGACATTATTCTATTATTATTTGTATCAGCAATATACAATGTGCCATTTAAAGAATTAAAGCACATTGACTGTGGATTACTAAAGCCACTTAATCCCAGTGCTCTACGAGTAATTGCCTGTGTTCCACTGCCACTTACTTCACACAGATTATTATTTCCAGTATCTAAAACATACATAAGAGAGTCATTTATAACTAGCATACACCGAGGTTCATTAAAGCGTGTTACGGTTGGATAATCATAAAAATTTCCAGCCGTAGCAATTACTCCAATATCAGGATTTGTAGACGGCGTGTATTCCCATCTTGGATTAGAAGCTTCATCTGATGGATTATAATTCCATGGATTTGGTCTATTCTTATACACTAGTGTACGAATAGCATTACCATATAAAATATAAATATTAGATGTGTTTGGTGAAAATTCTATACTGTACATGTGTTGATCCGCTCCAGAATAGAGTCCACCACGATTTGGATCTGCCCATGAGCGCGTTTCTCCAGGTCGCTTTCCATCAACCCATCCATTTCCATAATAAAATCCTGAAATTTGTATTGAATTATTAAAGTTATTATTTGGTGGTACATTTGTAGAAGCAAATGGTGATAAAAATAGAACATCTCCTTGCCATCCTTGAAAGTTAAAATACAAATCTCCTGTTATCGAGTTTACTGAACCAGTGTATAAGAAACCACCATTAATTCCTGTACTAGAGCTATAATGGGTTATAGCTGTAAAAGGAGCTACTGGTCTTATTGTTGTTGTTGTAGTTGTTGTTGTTGGTGGTGCTATATAAGAAGTATGAGTAGTTGGTAAACTACTTTGTAGTCCCCATCTAGTTGCTAAATAACTTTCTATTCTTATACGCTGAGCATCGCCAATATCGTCAGGAAATACAAGAACTTCACATACAACTCCTTCAAAATAAGCATTTGCTGTTTGACCTCTTACAATATTGTCAGTTCCAATATTATACCTTGTTATATTATTTATACCTTCTCTTGTTTCTAACAGACGTGTATTAGGTTTAGCATTTACTTGAACTAATGCTCCAGAAAGATTAAAGCTAGAATAATATATTGAAGGTGTAGCTGGATTTGGAATTGGAACGGTTCTTGCAATAAGTTTTCCATTATTATGTTTCCATGTTCCTACACTAGAATCAGGAAGACATAATAATGGAATCATTGAAGTGTTTGATGAATCAGGAGTATCACCTGCTCCGTCTACATAACTCATTAATCTTGTATAACCTTGTGAATTGTATGGAATATCATCTACACGAGCAACTACAAATGTAGTTATTTTTGTTATGTTTGTCATAGTTGTACTACCGCCCATATAAGTGTTTCTATTCATTAGAAAAGCATTTTTACCATTAATTGTTGTAGTTTGTAGTTTTGTAGTTTCTAGACCTGCCCGTGTAGCATCGAATCCTCTACCAGACTTATCTTTAACTGTAGTTCCTACTATAGTTGAATTATCATTAGCATCTAGCCATAAAGATGGTAAAATAGGTTGGAACTTGGGATCCAGTGTTAAAGGATTTGCTGTTGTTGTAGTTGTAGTTGTTGTCGATGTTGTAGACGTTGTTGTAGATGTTGTAGATGTTGTTGTAGGTGGTACATAATTACGATAAGGGTGATCACTTCTCAAACTTGTAAGTATTCCCCATTTATTTGCAAGATATCCTTCTACAAATTCACTTTCATCTTTCGTCATTCCATAATCAAAAACAAGCACTTCACAGATAGTTCCTTTAAATATATTCCACACCTGTGAATTTGGCATAAGCATTGCACCAATTCCGTATTTTGATATATTTAAACGTGAAATATTAGCTGAATTTTGAACAGGAATTCCACCATTTACTCCTACTGATATTAAAGAATTACCATATCTAGAATAAAATAGTGAGGTTGTATTTGATGCTGGAAGTGAAAGTTGGGGTGAACCATCAGGTTTTTTGTAAGAATATATTTTTGGGTCAGGGCTGAATTGTAAAGAAGCATATGAAGTAGTATTCTCATAATCATTAGCATTTTCACCATCCCAAAAACTGACTAATCTACCATAGCTATAGTCTGTTACTTTATTTACTACTACAATAAAAGTTGTTACACCGAATACTCTTTTAATATCTGGTACAAAGCGTTCATCTGTAGAGCCTACTATATAGGACCCTAATGGAAGTTCTAATGCTCGCTGTCTATTTATTTCTGTAAATGATGTAGTACCTTTTATTATGCCATTGTTATTATTTCCAGATTTATCTATAATTACATTATCTCCAGTGTTTGATACAACTATACTTGTGGTATCTGATGGATCTAACCATATAACAGGGTTACCACCTCTAAATACAGGAATAGTTATTGGACTATTAGCACATGGACTTCTATTTTGGCCCTTTCCAGTATTTATATAATCATCTGCTAAAGAAGAATAATTATTATTACTTCCATATTTAACTACATTAAACCCACAAAATGATGTTGTTGGTATATACAGTGGGCGCGTTGTACTTGTTGTTGTTGTCATTATATAGTTAACTTTATCATAATTGTAAGTGTGTTCACCTGGTAAACTGCTCTGTAGTCCCCATTTACTTGCTAAATACCCTTCTACCTGTTGACGCTGTACTTCAGTCATTGCGTAAGGAAAAACAAGTACTTCACAGATGGTTCCTGAAAAAAGTGAATTTGGATTATCATTGCCGTATCCTACTGGATTACATCCTAATGAGTAAGTAGATATTCTTATTTTTGTACCTGTAATATTAGCAGAGGTAGTAGGATTACCATTTCTACCAATATTTATTACATTTTGACGATAATTAGAATACAATATTTGAGGTGTAGTAGATAGTGACAAGTTAGCTGTTTTACTTACATTGTGCATCATTGATACAAATGATTTATCACCAGGTACGTACAATGCAAGAAGTGAACTATTATTAGATGCATTTCCATCCCAATGATCAGTTGCACTTTTTCCATCCCAAAAGCTTAATATTCTACCATAAACTCCATTTCCTGTAGCTCCACCCCCTAGAGCTGAACATACAACAAAAGATGTTACACCTGATAAATCTCTTGCATTCGATCTATTTGATATAGCTCCCATTATGTATGATGGAGGATGTAGAGTAGAATCTTTAATTTTTATAGCAGTTAAATTATTTACAGATGTAAATTCTGTGTTTATTAATGTAGCATTATATCCGTTTCCTGATCTATCGGCTATTACGTTATCAATTGTTCCACGATTATGTGCATCAAGCCATATTAATGGTGGACCCCCGCTAAATTGTGTAATAGGTGTTACTACTGGTGGTCGCGTTGTTGTAGTTGTAGTTGTACTTGTAGTTGTTGTTGTAGACGTTGTTGTTGTTGTAGAAGTTGTTGAAGTTGTTGTAGTTCTTGTTGTAGAAGTTGTTGATGTTGTTGTAGGTGCTCGTGTAGTTGTAGACGTTGTTGTTGTAGATGTTGTTGAGGTTGTACTTGTTGTACTTGTTGTAGTTGTTGTAGTTGTGGGTTCTGGTGCTATATAACGGTACACAACTCCCCATTTATTTGCTAGATAGAATTCTACTACTTTACGCTGGGCGTCATTCATGGCATAGGGGAAAACAAGCACTTCGCAAATTTTTCCTTGAAACTTATCAATTATTGAACCATTTAGTTGTCTTTGCGCTCCAATTGTGTATTGAGCTATGTTTAAAGGGGTTGCATTAAGTGTTGTTGGTTGAGATAATTTTCCATTTACTCCACCATTTATTCCAACTCTTGTTACACCCCTGTCATAAACAGAACAAAATATTGATTGTTTATTTAGAACAGTATTATCAAATGAAAGTTCTACTGATGGTGCTCCCGCCTTATATGCTCTTAATTTCGTATTAACATTAATGTATAAAGGAATAAATGAAGTCGCATTATCAGAATCATTAACATCAGTACCATTCCATAAACTAACTATTCTACCATAATTAGCTGCTGTGGCATTTACATCATCATTTGTTATGACAGCAACAACAAAGGTTGTTAGAGCTGGTATACTTCCAATATTTGGTACATAACTTGTGTTTGTAGAGCCTGCTATATGCGAACCAAATGGAAATCCTATAGCTTTCTTTCCATTTACTTCTACCTCGCTTGTGCTACTTAGTATACCATTAGAGTTATTTCCAGACTTATCAACAATTATTTTTTGCCCATTTGATGCCGTCCCTAACACTGACGGTTCAGAGGGGTCTAACCATATAACAGGATTACCACCAGTAAACACGGGAATAGTTGTTAGATTTCCACCGCATCCACTTCTGTATTCTTTTGCTGTATTAGGGTCACGATTATGACTTTTAATATTTGTTTGAATATAGTGATTTGTAATCGAATTATAATTTGCTGCACCAAAAACATTCCTTAAATCTTCATTTGCATTTGCATATTTAATAACATTGTATCCACAAAATGGTCTTTCATAAGCAATTTTGTTATAAACGTATGGGTGGCGTAATGTTGACTGTGGTATTGTTACTAAACTACTTTGTAAATTCCATTTACTTGCTAAATAACCTTCTATTCTTTGACGCTGATCATCTGTCATTGTATAGTTAAAAATAAGCACTTCACATATAGTTCCTACAAAATCAGCATAAGTACTTGATGCTTGAACACCAATTCCATATGTTGCTATATTTAAATTTGTTATAGTAGCTGGCTGTTCAGCCTGAATAGCACCATTTACTCCAATTGTAATTGAAGGATTATTTGTTATTTTAGAAATACCATAGCTAGAATAAAATATCGATGTTGTTGTTGGAGCTGTTATCTTAAGTGATATGCTAGGATTTTTGTAAGAGTAGACCTTAGGCTCAGCACCAAACTGGATGGAACAATATGATGAATCATTTTGCCAATCATCAGGGCTAGTACCATTCCAAAAACTTACTAATCTAGCATAATTATCGTTATAATCGGTTATTTTGTTTATTGCAACAACAAATGTTGTTACAGCTTGTACAGTTGTTAAAGCTGGATTAACAATTCTATTTATTGACCCTTTTATATATTGCCCCTTTTTAAATTCTATAGCTTGTAATCCATTTACTTCTGTAAGTGTTGTTCCAACTAGTAGACCATTATCACTAATTCCCTTATCTATAATTCTAGTTCCTGATACAGTTGATTTGTCAGATGGATCTAGCCATATAATAGGTGAGCCACCTGCAAACAGGTTAACTGGTTGTGGTATTGTGGTTTCATAAAAAACTTTACCCTGTTTATAAGGATGATTTGCCGGCTGTAAACTAGATTGTGTTCCCCATTTACTTGCTAAATAACCTTCTATAAATTGACGTTGTGATTTATCTAACTGAGTATCAAAAACAAGAACTTCACATATTGTTCCTCTTAATCTGTCGACTCCAGGATTTGCTGGATTACATCCTAGTGAATACTTATTTATTGTTATTGGAGTAGTTATATGAGTTTGAGCGGCATGGGGAGCATTACCATTTAGTTCAGTAATAAATGTGTTTGAACCATACGTAGAAGACATTATATGGGTTGTATTATAAGGCAATTCTATTTCTTTACCAGAATTACGATCTAGATTGTGCATCACTGTTATCGTTTGAGGACCAACAATACTAGGTAATAATAATGGAATAATTGATCCTGCAGTATCATAATCAGAAATAGTTAGTCCAGTAGTTATTCCATTCCAAAAACTTAATACTCTACCCCAACTTACATTAGATGCTATTGAACCAACAACAAAACATGTTAAATTTGATAAATTTCTTTCATTAGTAGTTCCTGTTATGTATGATGGCTCTGCAACCTCTTTGATTTCTAAGCCGTTTAATGTTCCGTTTACAGTTTTAGTTCCTATATTTATTAATGTAGCATCATATCCATTTCCTGATCTATCTACAAGAGTAGTTGGTGTATTAAGTGGATTATTTGCATCTAACCATATTAATGGGGAGCCACCCTTGAAGAACTCAACTTTATTATAAACATATGGATGTTCTAATGTAGATGGCGGCGATTTTACTAATCTACTCTGTGTTCCCCATTTAGTTGCTAAATAACCTTCTACTATTTCACGTTGCGTATCATTCATTAAATAGTCAAAAATAATTACCTCACAGATTGTTCCTTTCATATAATTTGTTATGGAGTCAGGTGGTCTTCTGCGATTTGCTCCAATTGTGTATTCTGTTATCTTTATATTACTCAAAGATCCTTGATTAGGCTTGCTATAAATAGTACCGTTCACTCCAGTTGACATTTGAGATTCACCATAACTAGAATAATATATTGAAGGTGTGTTTGGAGTAATTCTAGCCATATCCAGGGGTGATGTCTTATCCTTCTGATACATTAACATTGCACCTGCATTAACATACATAGAAATTAATGAAGTAAGTTCTTGAGAATCCTCTGGAGTATTTCCATCTCGAAAACTCACTACTCTACCAGCAAATCCGCCACTATCATTTATTTCTCCTTGTGTCATTGAAGCAACAACAAAGGTTGTTATATTAGAAGTGTCTGCTAGAGGATTCGTTTGACCACCTATCCAAGAACTTGTACCATTCAGATAAAATGTATTTAATCCATTTATTGGTGCTGAAGTTCCTAAAGCGTTTAGTGTAGCATTGTTCCCCTTTCCAGAACGATCTATTGCAAGTGTAGCTGTGTTTGCAGGATTACTTGCATCAATCCATACAAT